GAATCAGTTGTTGAACCGGAATCAGTAGAAGAACCTGTATCAGTAGAAGAACCTGTTTCAGTTGAAGAAGATCATGTTTCAGTTGAAGAAGATCATGTTTCAGTTGAAGAAGATCATGTTTCAGTTGAAGAAGATCATGTTTCAGTCGAAGAAGAAGAATCAGTTGAAGAAGAAGAAGAATCGGGTGAAGAAGAAGAAGAATCGGGTGAAGAAGAAGAAGAATCGGAAGAAGAAATAAATAAAACCGAATAAATTAATTTATATAATGGAAATGTTTCAACTAAATAAGAAGAAGCAAAAACTAATTAAAATTTTGTAATTATTCTAGATAACATTAATACCTTTTATAATATTAGATATTATTCTTTTATCTATTTCTTGGTTATCAGAAATCCCGTGTTTTTGTATTAAATTATTAATTAAACTATCATTTTTAATTAATAATTTCCTATTTAATAATTCTTTAAGTCTGTTAATATCAACTTTAACTTTAATATTATCAGTATTTTTATCATTCATAAGAATATTATTAGATATTTTATCTAATAATATATTATTTTTTTTTTCAAGAGATGAACTTTTAGTTTCTAATATTATATTTTCATTAGTTAACTCATCATTATTTATTTTATATTTTCTATTTTCAGTTTCCAATCTATTAATTATTAATTTATTCATATCTTCTGTTTTATTTTCTTTTTTAATAGTTTTAATTTCATCTTTTAATATATCTATTTCTTTTTCTTTATCATATAATACTGATAATCTCCTCTTTAATTTAACAATTTCTTCGTTTAAAATATTGATAGTATTATTTGTTCCCTCAAAAGTCTCTTTTTTTTCAACAAAAATATTGGGAGAATAATCATTATTATTATTATTACTATATGTTAATAATTTATTCATTTTGTATATTTTATCAAATATTTTTTAAAGTGATATATAAACTAAACTAAAAATACAAATATAATATATAATATAATAATGAATAAATATACAAAAATGAATAAATATACAAAAATGAATAATAAAAAATATAAAAATTTAATTGAAGAAAAAAAGAAAAAGAAGATATCTTTAAAAAATTCAAAGTTATTAGATAACGAACTTCAAAAAAGATATTGCAGATGTATTAAAAAATTAAAACAAACAAAAAAATCAAAAAATAATAAAGGTTCTGAATATCCAATATGTTTAACCTCGGTCTATAAAAATAGAAAATTTGTAGTTCCCAAAGATATAAAGAAAAAATGTAAAAAATAATTATGTATACATATGTTCAGGTGGTTTATAAAAGTCTATTTCACTTTTATTTAATAATAATGGTAATACTTCTTTTGTAACATTATATGGTATATTGAAGTCTTTTATTTTATAAGTCAATTCAATTTCAATTTCATTATTATCTTTATCATATAATAATTCATACATATTTACTTTAGATATAATAGTTTCTAAACATCTTTTAAGATTTCTAACACCTTCTTCACTACTAGTATATTCATCAATTATTTCTCCAATGATATCATCATTAAATATAATACTGTCATTATATTTAAAATTATCTAATAATTCGGGCAATAAATAATCATTAGCTATCTTTAATTTTTCTTCTTTTTTAAAACCCGTTGTATTTATTACATACATTCTATCTTTAAGAATCCGGTCAACCTTAGATTCATCATTAAATGAAAAAATAAATAAAACTTTTGATAAATCTATATTGATACCACTAAAATAATTATCTTGAAATTGATTGTTTTGCGAATGATCTGTTAAATGTGTTAGTAAATGAATAATTTCTTGACCTTTATTTGTATCACTAACCTTATCTAATTCATCAAAATAAATAACTGGATTCATGCATTGTGATTGAATTAATATTTCAATTATTCTTCCCCAATGTGATCCTTCATATGTATAATTATGACCATCAAAAAATGAAGAATCTGATGCTCCTCCTAAAGCAATAAAAGCAAATGGTCTATTAATTGCTTTCGCGATTCCTTCCTTTACTAATGTAGTTTTCCCATTACCCATGGGTCCTTGAATGGCAAGAATATTACCACCAGACATAGGGTTTTTAATCCATTTACTGATTAATTGAAGAATATGACTTTTAGCATTTTTATGACCAAATATAGCCTTATCCAATATCGCATTTGTTTTTTTTAAATATGTCCTTTTATCTTCAATACAAGAAGAATCATTTATTGGTAAATTAATATATTTTGAGAAAGGGATTTTAATTAAACCACTAATCCATTGTTCCATTTTACTATATTCCGTTGTAGATGTATCTAGTTCTTTTATTTTATTAATATGGGATATTGCCATAGATTTCGTATTTATATCCATATTTGATTCTAATACTTTAAATTGAAGTGGTGTATTATTATTATTAATATTATTTATAGATGAAATTTCAGATAATATTGATATTTTTTTTTCTTTATTTAAATTCATGAAATATTTTAAATTTAAATTATTATCAAATGTATCTTCTTTATCTAAATCATTATATTGTTTATCATATTCATCTAATTTTTCATATTCTTCTTCGCTAATAATATCATCACTTTCTCGTAATATTTCTTTAATTATATTACCAAAAACATTTTGAGTTTCTTCATCTATTTCACCATCGCTTTTATTTGATATCGGAGAGTCTAATTTATTATTATGATTATTAATAAATTTATTAGCAGAATTAATTATTTCTTCAACTTCTTCTTGATTGATATCAGTATCAGTATCAGTATCAGTATCAGTATCAGTATCAGTATCAGTATCAGTATCAGTATCACCTATATATTCATCTTCATCTTCACATTCGCTGTCACTATTAAAAACGAGTTGATTAATATTTTGATTAATAGTTTCATTAATATTAATATTATTAACTTTATTATTGGCATCGGTTAATATTAAATTTAATAACATATCACTATAATTATTTGAATCCAATTTTCTTTTTTTTTGTGGCCTTTTTAAATTTTGAATTTCTTTATCAAATAAATCTTGATTAAAATCTTCAATATTTTCACTATCATCAATAAATCCAATAATATTATCATTTTCATCTATTTCATCAAATTCATCATCAATATGATCATTTGATATTCGTGTTGTTTTCGATCTAGTCTCCATTTGATGCTTTTTTGGACTTGGGGGCATTTATACTTATATAATACTTAATCAATTATTTTTAAGTGGATTAAAAATTTATAAAATTAATTAATTTGATTTTTTTTAAAACTTAAAAAAAAGGTATAATATAATATAATAATGTCAACAGTTGAAACACCGAATATAAAAAATGTTTCGGGAATACAATTTAGTATATTAGGTCCCGATGAAATTAGAAAAAGGTCAGTAGTTGAAATAACAAAACACGACACATATGAAAAAGATGTTCCAGTAATAAAAGGTATATTTGATCCAAGAATGGGTGTAACTGATATGGGAAAAGTATGTAAAACATGTGGTCAAAGGAATATTAATTGTCCAGGGCATTTTGGTCATGTTGAATTAGCTAGACCAGTATATAATTATCATTTTGTGCAAACATTAATTAAAATATTAAAATGTGTATGTTTTAGATGTTCAAAATTATTAGTTGATAAAGATAATGTTATTATTCAAGACATTCTAAAAAAACCACCAAAACAGAGATTTCAAGAAATTTATTCAGTATGTCAAAAGATAAATAGATGTGGTCAAGAAACTGAAGATGGTTGTGGGTGTAAACAACCAGAAAATTATAAACTGGATGGTTTAATTGGTATTCAAGCAAAATGGAAAAAACTAGATATACCGGAAGGTTTAAGTGAAGAAGATCTATATAAATTAAAAAATCAATTAATTGATATCGAATATATTAAACAATTATTAGAAAAAATCAGTGATGAAGATGCTAAATATATGGGGTTTTCTGAACTATGGTGTAGACCAGAATGGTTAATATGTTCAGTATTACCAGTTCCACCACCTTGTGTTAGACCATCAGTAAAACAAGACAATTCTCAAAGAATGGATGATGATTTAACTCATAAATTAGCTGATATTATTAAAACTAATAATATTTTAGCTCAAAAAATAGATAAAGAATCTAGAATTGAGGTAATTGATGATTGGACAAAAGTCCTTCAATATCATGTAGCTACATTAGTAGATAATGATATCCCAGGTATAGCTCAATCAGCCCATAGATCTGGTCGTGTATTGAAGTCAATTAGACAAAGATTAAAGGGTAAAGATGGTAGAATTCGTAATAATTTAATGGGTAAACGTGTAGATTTCTCAGCTCGTAGTGTAATTACACCAGATCCAAATATTGGGTTAGATGAATTGGGTGTTCCATTTAAAATTGCTTCAAATTTAACATATCCAGAAATTGTTAATAAATTTAATATGGAAAAGCTATTAACAATTGTCCGTAATGGAGATAAATGGCCTGGATGTAAAAGTATTGTTAAGACAAAGGAAGATAATAGAATCACTATTGGAGATAATAATAAAGAAACTATTGAATTAGAATATGGTGATATAGTCCATAGACATTTAATGGACGGTGATTGGGTATTATTTAATCGCCAACCATCGCTTCATAAAATGAGTATGATGGGTCATAGGGTTAGGTGTATGGATGGAAATACATTTAGATTAAATGTATCTGTAACTCCACCATATAATGCCGATTTTGATGGTGATGAAATGAATCTACATGCTCCACAAAGCCAAGCAACAACAATAGAATTAAAAGAAATTATGAATGTAACTAAACAGATTATATCACCGAGAGAAAATAAACCCATTATTACGATTGTCCAAGATACTCTATTGGGGATTAATAGATTAACACGAAATTTAAATTTTAAATATATTGTTCCAGAACAAAGTGGTATTATTACAATGAATAATACAAATAATATTGTAATTAATGTTAAAAATACCGATAAACCCGGTAAAATTAAAAACAAAATTGTAGATGCAGCATGTTTTACAAGAACACAAATTCAAAATATTTTATGTGATTTATCAACATTTGGTAGACCAATACCCAAACCTGAAATAGTTTATGATAATAATGGGACGCAAGTTGAATTGTGGGTTGGTAGACAAGTATTAAGTTATATCTTACCGGATAATATTAACTTGAATATGTGTAATGATATGTGTGATGATGATAAAGATATAATGAATTTTGTAAAAATCACTGAAGGAATTATTAGTCAGGGAGCATTTGATAAGAGTTTATTTACTAAAACATCTAAGGGTTTAATTCATACTATATTTAATGACTTGGGTCCAGAAAGAGCAACTGATTTTATTAATGATTTACAAAAGATAATTACATATTTTCTATTAATTGAAGGATTTAGTGTTGGTATTAGTGATATGATTGCTGATAAATCAACAAATAGAAAGATTAAGAAAATCATTAATGGTAAAAAGAAAGAAATAGATAATATTATGCAAGAATTACATCTAAATATATTTGAAAATTATACTGGTCAATCAAATAGTGATTATTTTGAAAGTAAAGTTAATGGTGTATTAAATAAAACATTAGCCGAAACTGGTAAAGTTGGATTATCTAGTTTAAGTGAAACTAATCGGGCAATTAATATGATTAATTCTGGATCAAAAGGTAAGGCTACAAATATTGCTCAAATGGTTGCCTGCTTAGGTCAACAAAATGTAGATGGTTCAAGAATTCCAAATAATTTCAATGATAGAACTCTACCACACTATTATAAATATGACGATTCTTCAGAAGCAAGAGGATTTGTAGAAAATTCATTCATTTCTGGACAAACACCACAGGAATATTTCTTTCATGCTATGGGTGGCAGAGAAGGATTAATTGATACTGCTGTTAAAACATCAGAAACTGGATATATTCAAAGGAAATTAATGAAAGCAATGGAAGATCTTAAAGTTTCTCAAGATTATTCCGTTAGAACAAGTACGAATACTATTATTCAATTTACATATGGTGGTGATGGTATGGATGCCACATTTACTGAATCTCAACCTTTATTAATCGGGAAATTAGATACTGAAGCAATGGTGAAAACATATTTATTTGAACCATCATATAATTGGGATAAGTATTTAGATAAATCTAGTATAAAAGAATTAAAATCTGTTAAAAAATATCAAGAAAAACTCCAAGATGTATTAACAAATTTAATTGAAATTAAAGAATATTTAGTAAAAGATATATATAAATATAATCTTGATAATAATATTCTATTCCCAATTCATTTTGAAAGATTAACTACTAATTTA